CTACCAATGACCATATTTCATTTTTTCCGTTAGGTCCATTCTCTGCAATAGTTTTAGTAAATGCGCCTTCAACAATAATATCGTTATCTCTATCGACATTACCAGTACGCGCCCAAACCGCCTTAACTCTTTTCTTTTCAGAATCGACATCGGCAATTTCTCCAACCATTGATTTAACTTCCAATTTTTTCATAGGAACGAATATTTTACAAAGTTAAATTATTCTTGGAATATTTCACCAATTAAATTTTCTATCAAATCTCTTGTTATTACAAAGCTCATTGCGGCATTTGCAATTTGTACAAATACATTGCCTACTCCGCCACCTTGTAAGGTTGAACGTAGTGGCACTACTTGACCAACGGCATCGCGAATCGGAACGAATACAACGGTACAACGGCAATTGCAAACATTACCCGCCGAACCTTGCGGATCGCCAGGATACATCATTAAATCAATTGACCTTGTTGAAGGCACAACAAACCCACTATCATATGGAACTCGTTTGCCGTTCATGTGTAAATGGTCGTATTGGTCGCGCGGTATCCGCCTTGTTCTATTATCGGTAGCGCTTATCCATTGCTTTTCTACTGCCACGCCCATATCAGCCGCGCCTAACATCTTACCAGCGTTGGCGGCTTTTGTACTTTCGGTCCTTACTATTAATTCAGCCCTATTTTTTGTTATATCACTATTGCGCAAAGCCCTAACGGTTTCATCAACGCCCCATCCTTCTTTTGCCGCTTGAATCATTACTAATTCAATTTGTTTGCGTGTTGTATTTGTTATTGGTGCAACCGCGTTAGTTAATAGTTCGCGCCTAAAATATTCATTGACCATCCATTCAAGGCGGTTAAACGGTTCATCGGCTTTGCGGTTAATTGCTCTTTTTATGTTTATACGTTCTTGCACCGCCATAGGGTAAGCGCAATCAAAATGCAATCCTAATAAAACCTTTGTAAGTTCCCGCTTTGGTAAATCTAAACTATTGGTTTGAATGTAGTAATTTATTTGCCCTTCGATTGCATCACGCACCGCTTTACGATATTTGTCTTGTATCGTTTTAAGGAAACTTAAAAATCGTTTTTGGTTACTGCGCATAGTCATTCAATCCTTGCGGAATTGTTATCGGTGCTTGATTCATTGCTTCATCAATGGTTGTAACTCCACTAGGTACAAAGATTGTATTTAGTTGCTCATCTGTGTAACCGTCTGTGCTTTCTCCCATTATCTCCAATCTTCTACGAAGCGGCAAATAAGATTTTTCCAACCAATCAACTTGCATTTTCTTATCTTCTTCCAATTCAGAATAAACGCTCAAATCAAAGTCAATGATGGTATCCATCTTACCCCAATCGGTAGCAAATTTGCGGTTAAATTGGTCGCGTATTGAACTAAGCATTGGCAAGGCGCATCTAACGGTTAAAGCCTTTTCGCCTTCGCTTGTATTGTTGTACGTTTTATTACTCGGGTCATTGAGTAATTGTGATGGCACTTGGTAAATGTTACACAATGCTCTAAGGTCTAAGTTTTCGGCATTTAATAAATCCAAATCAACAGGACTAAGCCCCAATGGTACATAATCCACTTTATAGCCACTTGTTTCTACTTGATTAACATTTTCAGCGCCTTGATTTCGTGCCAAAGACTTTTTCAAGTCCATTGCTTCTTGAACGGTAAATTGTGGATCGTGCTTATCATCACTTACAAATAATATACCCTTTGGTCCGCCGTTTTGGTAATTGGCAACAGCCGCTTTCTTGCCTTCGTTACTTCTTGTTAATACTCTCGCTGCCGCTTGTAATGGGCTAAAACCATACAATTGATTCCCTACAATATTCCAGTTAGGATTGAAATATTTATCGTGTAAAATTTCTTGTTTGTTAAATAGTTCCGTAAACTGCATATACAACTGATACCCTGTTGGCGTTATCGGGAACTTAGATAAATCGGCAATAATGCTCATGTATTGTGATGGCAAAACATACAACTCCAACGGCTTACCCATGTTCCTACCCATTGGGATAGCTTTTGAGTAAACATAAGCATTGCCTGTAATTAGTTTGAATGATGCATAAGCCTCAACTAAATCAGCCCATGAATCATCTTCATTTGGCTTTATTAAAAGGTCGGTTAATTTACTACCCACCTTTACTTGTTGCAATGCCTTTGTCCTAATCTTTTCTACTTTATTCCAATCCTTTACAAGGTCGGGGCGCTTCATTATAGCCGCGTACTTTTTAAACTCCTTTTCATCAACTATTTTATATTCAGCCCAAGGCGCTAGTTTTACTTTATCAACTATTAAACGAATAATTGAATAAACGATGTCGTTTCCCGAATAGCCATCCCTAACTTGACCTAATGCATTACCTGCCATCCATGTAACCGTACCTGGATTGTTATACATCGTTCCTGTTGCAGAAGGTGGTATTTGGCTTATTGTTCCTTTAGGTAATGGAACTTTCTGTATCGCCTTTATCTCTAGCCCTAATATTTTCATTGGGTAAATTTTGAACAAAGTTAATTAAATTATTTATACTTTCGGTCAAACACTTACGGCGGTAGTCGGCGCGGTTTCTTTCAAACACGCAAGAACGCGGCATTGGTACGGCTTCCTCAACCATTCTTTGTATTTCATCTTGCATAAATAACATTTTCGGCGTTCCTTAAAATCTCTTTCATTTCAATGGGTACATAAGACCTAAATAAGTCCAATGTAGCTTTATTGCTATTCCATTCAAGGCAAATCATTTGCGTATGTTCTAAATTGATTTGCTTGAGTATATCGTAGTCGAGCCCTTCCGCGTCTATTGTAATAAAGTCGTAAACATTTTCAATTTCACTATAAGGAACGGTTTTAACCTTTTTAGTTTTAAATTCTATTCCATCCCAACGTTTTAATTCATCTTGTACCAATGTGCTTAATAAACTGCTATCCGTTTCGTCTACATGGTTACCCATATCATAATAGGTTGCCGTTCCTTTACTTGTGCTTATAGCTACATTATACAATTTTACATTGGCATTGTTAGCGTGTAATTCTTTTAACTTTTTAAATGCCGTTGGTGATGGCTCAACCAATACCGCTGCCCATCCCGAATCAATTAAAGCAAGTGAATTGCTAAAAGTATAACCGTCATTTGCGCCAATGTCTAACAATACACCTGTTCTGCCTTTGAAGTAGTTTGTAATAACAATATCTTCGTTGTTTTGGGAGTAGTTCATTTGAAGGAGTTGTATTTGTAGTGATAGATAAATTCGTCAATTAATACTTGTGTTTTAAGCAACTTTTGATTGTGTATTTTAGTAGCCCAATCGTAATCCTCTCCGATAGTTCTATTTGGAAACAATACCTTATTTGCTATCTCCCTTTTTATGGGGCAAAGATGGTTTGGATAGCGAAGATAAATCTGCTTACCCTTATGCTCTACTTGTGCGTATGGGTAATTGATACTAAAATGAAAGTCTTTTCTATTTGCGCCATCAACGGTCATCCAACCCTTAAAGCAAATTACATCGGGGTTTTCTTGCGCCGCTTTAAGTATTGAAGGAATGTATTTTGGCGTTATGTAATCATCATCATCAATATGGACCACATACTTACCTTGCGCCTTTTCAATTAATTGATTGCGCTTATTGCCTGTGCTTATTCTCCCATCGTCAATATGTGTAAGAACTTCAACGCCTTCATGTGTACCAATTAACTTTAACAATGTGCGAAGGCTGCCCGCTCTACTTTGTAATGATGGTATTAGTATTGAAAGTATCATATTAACCAAATATACTTATTTTAGGAAAACCCAAATTTTTTCTTTTAATGTATGTCCTTTCATCTTGTCGGTAATAAATATCATTACGCCTACCCAAAGCATCCGTTTGCCCAAATCCCCAAGCTGGGTGTTTATGTTCAAATAAATGTTGATTTAAATAAACGTATCTATTCAATTCAATTGCTACATCCATAGCTTCATTATCGCACCAAAGCGAAGTATAATCGGGATGGTAAATGTATTTAAAGCGATTGTAATATTCGCGCCCCATGATTGACATAGTTGGCAGTAATTCGTTTACATGACCATCGGGTAAATGCAGGAATTGGTCTAAGCCGCAATGTTCGCGGATAACTTCATCAAATCCGTATTGTGTGAATTCTTGGTCATCGCTAAGATTAACCAATATATCCCAACCGTTCTTTGGCATATCGCGGTTAATGGCTTCAACTTTGCTTTTGCTATCACCTATGCAAACGGTAACATTCTTATCTAATTTAATTGCTTTTAGTTCCTCGCTTTCAAGCGTTAGGGCATCGTCATAATCTAACGATACAACAAATTTATATTCATCCGTTGCCGAATTAGCTACAACGCTATCATAAGCAAGTAGCATCTTTGCGGGGCGGTTGCGTGTTGTTAGTTTGTAAAGTATTACCATGTTTCGCGGGGTATAAATGTAAATTTAGGTTTATCATGATAGTTGTAAATGGCATAACGTGTCGCATCCATTCCGTCATCGTTAGCCTTTACAGGTTCTTCGATAATATTATCCTCTTTATCTTTTTTCCACTTATAGGATTGTATTTCACGCTTTAAGTTAGTACTGCTATCGGTCAAATATAACGGAAAACTTTTAACCTTAACAATACCAGCCCAAACATCCTTATTGGCTGCGTGTATGTTAAACCCGCTGCGATATATTTCTTCAATGCTTTTAGGTTCGGCTGCATCGGCAAATATCATTCCCCTACCTATATCAAGCGTTTGCATCTTTCGTATAAGTTCGGTCAATGTTAAATTGGATTGATATATCAATTCTTGAACGTAATGAGCGCCTTCATGATATTCTACTTTTACCAAAGCGGCGGGGTGATTATATCCAAAGTCTAAGCCGTAAAATACTTCGCCTTTGTTTGGTAGTTCAGATATGCCCCATTTTGTGTAAATAAGTTCCTTTGCCGCCCCTCTTTGCCCCAATCCGTATACTTTCCACATAAAGTCATCTGGTAGGTCTTTAAACGCCTCTATTGCGTTAATTTGGCTATCCGTTAAATTAGCTTTGTTGTTTAAGTAAGTGGAATGAATCCGCTTGTTTTTAGGATTATCGGCAACGCCATAAACCCAACTAACAAAATCGGCGGGATTCCAGTCAAGGAATATTTGTCCTGTAGTCCTCATTGCTAATTGATCAAACAATGGCTTAGTAAGTAGGTTTGCTTCGTTTATGAATAAAATATCCCTTCCTGGTCCACGCGCTTTGCCTTCATCTTCTAAACCAAATAGTTCAATGTACGATCCGTTCTTAAATGTATAAATAAAATCGGAGTAACTAAATTGGTTATCATCCCAAAGCTGCAACTCATTCATAATTAACTTAAAATCCCTATAAACACCGCGTTTAATATGGGGTAAGCTATGCGATACGCAACTAATGCGCTTCATTGGCTCATTTACTGCTATTTGAATAAGCAATTGCATAACCGAATACGATTTGCTTGAACGGCTACCGCCCTCGTTGCAAATAATCGGATAGCCTTCGTTATAGGCGTTTAGGTTTTCCTTAAATACAGGTGTTACCTTACTTGATAGGCTCATTACCTTCTTGTTCTATGAAATTGATTTGAATAGGAGTTAATCCACTATGTTCGGTTTCGGTCTTATCTTTCCATCCCATGTTTTTCAATGCGAAGATAATGCCAGTTACATTTTGCCCTGCTAACTTTTTAGCGTAAACCGATTCAATTTTAAGTATCGCTCTTTTTATTGAGTAAGAGAAAATCTCCCTTTCTTTGTAATCATATATACTTTGGCGTGATTCAAAACCTAAATGATAGGCTAAACCAGGAATAGTTAAATCATCACCATTTTCATCAAAATAGCTTTGGATAGCTAAATCCAAATCCTCTACTGTTTCATAATATCTTGGTACTCCCATAATGCAAAGTTAGTTAAAATATTTCTTTTACATAAAAAGCAAAAAGTAATGCTTGGAAATAAGAAATAAGAAATACCTTGTATAAAGTATAAGTATATATATATATACTCTATATTATTATAGTT